TAGGCATTAAAGCAGTAAAACGACCATGAATAATATGGGTTCGATTAAAATTACCCCAATCTTGACCTGCGAAGTAAAAAGGAATAAAACCCGGAGAAGAACCTGTAGCTAAAATTAATTGATTATCATTAAATGGAACTGATGATATTATAGTAGTTTCAGTAGTATAATCAGATGAAGTGTTAAATGTATTCCAAAATATTTGGTCTTGTCCGGCAAATTGTTCAAAGGACCTTCTAAAACCTACAGTTAAATCAGATTGCACATAACCTGATAAATCTAGTTTCATTTCTTGTAGAAATACTGTAGAACTTAAAGGTCTTGTATCAGATGCTAATAGGGAATAAACATTGTCTGACTGTACACCTACACCAAACCAAGGGAATTCTGCAACTAATGTTCTATCCATTATTTCTTGCCTCCTTTTTTCTTAGGTTTTTGTTTCTTTTCTTTAGGAGCCAAGCCTAATCTTTCTAACATTAGGAAATTCATTTTTTAGACCTCTTGAATGCTTTAGACATAGCTGCTAAATCTAGTCTTCCTTTTTTGGCTCCTCTTTTGAACTTGATGTGGTTATTTCTGTTCTTAATGTAACGTTGCCATTGCGATAATTTACGTCTAGTCTTCTTAGCCGTTTCTTTAACTTCAACAACGGTTTTAGCAACAGAAGCAGTAGCGCGCTCAGCATCGCCAAGTAATGCTCTAAGTTCATTTAGAGTTCCCTCAATCTTAACCAAGGTATCAACCTCAGTTATCGCTTGCAGTCGATTGTATAGCTATTGCCATCCAGTCTTTAGAACCAAGTTTAACAACTCTGCATCGAATTCTAGCAGTAACAAAAACTTGACTGCCGCCAATATTGGCACCATCAGGCCCAGCTACTAGGTAAAGTGAATCATTGACAACCATGAATGATTCGCTGAGTGCAGCGGAACCATGGTTATCAGGGTAATGGTCAGTAGAATGAGATACAACGTTATTTGCAATATCAATTTGTAAACTACCTGAAGCTACTAATGATTGATTATCTGCTCTTACAAATGCAGTTGCAGGATTTAAATCAGTTAATTGGGATGTAATTGCACCATCTGCTGATAACATAGATTTTCCATCACTGCCCAAATCTGAACCAACTTGGTGTACAAAATCCACCGATTCAATAGCAACTGCTTGTCCTGTTGCTACATTTACATAAGCACCAAGGTCAATAACACCTTGAACTCTGCTACCGTTTGCTGCTGCAATTGGTAAAGTTATTGTTTCTGTCAAATAAAAGCTGCCTGTTTTTGCTGTCGCCATACTAACTTGTGGCTGCCGACCGCCTATAAACATCACTTTTATCTTCTAATCGGTGGCAGAACGTAGGCAGTACTTATTACCACCACTTCCCCTCCTCCACCCGTTTCTAACTAGCCATACTATTTTACTTTAGTAGTCAAAAAAAAACAGCATATATATATACGAATTCCTATTAGGATGGTTTGAGGGAGAATAATGAATCGTATCACGAGAATTAATTTGCTGGCAAAGACCAAAGAAGAATTGGTCGATTTAATTGCAAGAATGATGGAGGAAGAAGAATGAATGTAACAAAACATGATATGTTATTGGCTATGGATAAAGCGATTGACCAATTTGCATTTGGTGAGCGTCATCGTGATGTTTTGCTTTATATGATTGGTTATTTTGGATTGGAGGAAGAAGAATGACTTGTAAATGTACTTTATTTACAATGTGTGACATCTGTAAACAGATGGATGAAGAGGATTCTCTTAAGGAGGTAGAAGAATGAAGCGTCATAAGATGGTTAATTTATGTCCAACGACGTTTGAACTGGCTTCTAAGATTCCCAATTTTAGCAAATGGGTTAGACAAGCCATACTTGAAACAGATGACCGTAATACTTTCAAACAACGATATCAAATGTGGTGTCCAAAACATCCTGAATTGTTGATGTTTAGAAAAACAGTTCCTACTTGGGACCCATATTGTGATATCGAAGATGAAAAAGGTCGATGCTGCAATACACAATTAGATGGAAAGTGGGTTCAACAATGATGTGTACCTGCGCGATATGTGGTTTCACTGGTGAAGTCTTTGACTATCATCTTTGGAGAACTACTGATAGACGTTATCCACAACTATGGATTTGTGACATTTGTTACGTAGACCTAAATAATTCTTGAAGTACGTAAAGCGGACCTTTCATATTCTGCTATTTCGGGTGTATATTCTAGTCATGCCACAGGGCCAGAACCAAAAGTACCAGAAGCACCAGCTGTGGCAAATGCAGAACCTAGTCTGCCACCAACATAAATTGGCGTAACTACATTAGGTAAATAGCGTAATAAGATAGACAAAGGTCCTTCTATTGGTGGAGCACTTTGATTGGCTAACCATTCGTAAGCTTCTCTTAATGCATCCCTTAGTTCAGACATACTATCAAACCTGATTAGCAAGTTCATATGACCTCTTAAGCCTCATCATGTATTCTAAATCAGGTTCTTCTACAGTAAAGGCATCTAAGATAACTCTTTTTGCTGGTAGTCCTATTTGAGTAATACCACTAGCACCTCCCGGTACTTTACCAGCAACCGGACAACTAATAACGCGATAACAATACAAACAATCTGCCGCGGTAGGTTCTAAGCTTGAAAAGGAATTATCAGTCAACTTCATCAGTGTAGCGTTTCCTGAAGATGTGTAAGAACTTGAACCAATAGTAGAATTAGGCATTAAAGCAGTAAAACGACCATGAATAATATGGGTTCGATTAAAATTACCCCAATCTTGACCTGCGAAGTAAAAAGGAATAAAACCCGGAGAAGAACCTGTAGCTAAAATTAATTGAT